TCATACGCTTTGGTGATCAGAAGATGGGCCACAACTATTCCAAGGAAGCCCGTAAGAGTTTTAAGGCTAGACACGCCAAGAACATAGCCAAGGGGCCGACAAGTGCCGCCTACTGGGCAAACAAGACTTTTTGGAGCGGCCCTAGTGGTAGCAAGAAAAGTCCTCCTAAATCGCAAAAGCAAAAGTTTGGGAAGAAGTAATGCCGATCAGCAGAGCGCAGATGAAGAAGCAGATCAGCAGTTCACCAGCCAAGAAGCAGGCTAAGGTGAAAAAGGTTATGAAGGAGTTCAAAGAAGGCAAGCTGAAGGCTGGCGGCTCTGGTAAGAAAGTAAAGAATCGAAAGCAGGCTATCGCCATTGCTCTGAATGAGGCAGGCGTTAGCAAGAAGAAGCGAAAGGCTAGGAGGCCGTAGTGGCTACAAGCGGCACGTTTACATTTAACCTAGATCTTTCCGATGCTATGGAAGAAGCGTTTGAGCGTGCTGGGCTAGAGCTTCGCAGCGGGTATGACTACAAGACTGCTCGCAGAAGCCTGAACCTGATGATGCTGGAGTGGCAGAACAGAGGGCTGAACCTGTGGTCTGTAGAGTTTGCTACACAGGCGCTCACCGCTGGTAGCAATCAGTATCAGCTAGATGGCAAGGTGCTTGATATTGTAGAGGCGTTTATCAGGACAGATGCTGGTGAGCAGAACTCACAGTTCGATCAGTCCATGACTCGCATATCGGTGAGCCAATACTCTAATCTGTCCAACAAGCTGACGCGCAGCAAGCCTTTGCAGTATTACGTTGAAAAGAATGTGGACTCTATCACGATCAACTTGTGGCCCACGCCAGACGATCAGGAGACCTATCAGTTCGGGTATTACTACATGGAGCGGGTGCAAGATGCAGGAAGCCCAGCCTCCAACAACATCGACATCCCAGCTAGGTTCTTGCCGTGTTTGGTTAGCGGGTTGTCGTATCAGCTAAGTTTGAAGTACCCAGCAGCAGGCGCTAGAGCGCAAGCTTTGAAGGCAGATTACGAAGAGCAGTGGACGTTGGCATCTGATTCAGATCGCAATAAGGCGTCATTGTATGTGTCACCAGGAGGATATTCGTTTTGAGTTCATTTACTAAAGGCAAGTATGCGTTTGGTTACTGCGATCTCACTGGGTTTAGGTATCCGCTGAAAGACTTGGTGCCAGAGATAGTGAACCAGAGACCCACTGGGTTCTTGGTTGGCAGAGACGTTGTAGATCCAGATCAGCCTCAGTTGCAGTTAGGCAGACTAAAGGTCGATGATCCCAAAGCTTTGCGTAATCCAAGGCCGGATCGAGGCTTGGATGAAAGCAGAATACTTGCGTCGTTCAATCCTGTAGGCCAAGTCGGACTAGACTGCGTTGGTCACGTCGGGAAAGTCACGGTGATAACAAGCTAATGGCCTTCACGTTCACCACGCTCAAGCAGGCAATACAGGACTATCTGGAGACAGACGAGACTACGCTCGTCAACAATCTGCCCACGATCATTACGCAGGCAGAAGAGCGCATACTGAAGACTGTGCAGTTGCCAAACTTCAGAAAGAATGTCACGGGCACCACAACGCAGTCGAACAGTTACTTAGAGACGCCATCAGACTTTTTAGCACCGTACTCTTTAGCTGTGGATAACAGTGGCTATGAGTATCTGATGTTCAAGGATGTGAACTTTATACGCCAAGCATATCCTGTGGAGTCAACGACTGGTATACCCAAGCATTACGCTATCTTTGATGACACGACGTTTATTCTCGGCCCTACGCCAAGTGGCAACCTGACCGTCCACAGTCGATCACAGTGTCTTCAGATGGCACAAGCTGGCTGGGGTCAAATGCTGAAAACGCTTTGCTGTATGGATCGTTGGTTGAGGCATACACCTTTCTCAAGGGTGAGCCTGATCTGATGCAGTTGTACCAAGCAAGATACGACTCCGCTATGCAGGAGTTGATTGCTTTAGGTGAAGGCTACAGCACAACAGATAGCTACCGATCAGGTGCTGTAAGGTCTGCTAGATGACAGCGGTAGGTCATGTCGGTACTGTGCTAGTCGCAACGACAGAAAACGGAGGGCACGACGCAGAGTTTTGGACAGACGCAGCGACAAAAAGAATCGTGAGCGTTGGAGAAAACACGCATCCTTTGATTAAGGAGCAGGCGTTGGCGTTTCAAGATCACATACACAATGTAGTTGGATATTACATACGAGAAGCGATCAAGAGTGACCGTGCAACTTTAGCTGCTGAAGTTGAAGCTCAAGGACAACCTGATCTGGCAAACATCATACGGAGACTTACATGAGCATCACATCTGCACTTTGCACTTCGTTCAAGCAAGAGATCCTTGTCGGAACACACAATTTCACCGCTACCTCTGGTAACAGTTTCAAGTTGGCGTTGTACACAAGCTCTGCCACATTGAATGCAAGCACAACTGCATACACGACATCTAATGAGGTGTCAGGAACAGGATACACGGCGACAGGCGCAGCGTTGACAAGTGTGACGCCCACAACATCAGGCACGACAGCGTTCTGTGACTTTGCAGATTTGACTTTCAGTTCGAGCACGATCACGGCAAACGGTGCCTTGATCTATAACGATACCCAGTCAGACAAAGCTGTTTGCACGTTAGCGTTTGGTGGTGACAAAACAAGCACGGCTGGCGACTTTACGATCCAGTTCCCAACCGCCGATGCAAGCAACGCAATCATCCGCATTGCTTAATAAATGGCGATTGTCAATGGCTGGGGCAGAGGCACTTGGGGCGAAGGTGCTTGGAATGAAGAGATCCCTGTCACAGTCACGGGTCAAGCTGGCACAGGCGCGGTTGGATCGGTCACAGTCAGCGCAAACGCAGATGTTTCTGTCACAGGCGTTTCTGGAACGGGGGCGGTCGGTTCCGTATCTATCGTTGAGGGAACGGGTGTTACGGTATCTCTTACGGGTGTGGCGGGAACTGGAGCAGTTGGATCTGTATCCGTCGCTGCTGACGCGAATGTTAGCGTCACGGGCGTATCTGCAACGAGTGCTGTGGGCACCGTTACGCTCAAGTGCGACAACAATATCGCGGTCGATGGATTTGAAGCGACTGGCTCAGTGGGTTCAGTATCGACTACAGCCAGTGCCGTCGTTGCTGTCACTGGCGTTTCTGCTACTGGTGCAACTGGTACAACAAATGTTTGGAGCCTTGTCATACCAGGTCAAACGGCAAACTACTCGGCTGTATCGGACAGTCAAACACCAAATTACTCGGCTGTATCAACAAGTCAAACAGCGAACTGGGAAGAGGTAGCCTAATGGTACGAAGGGTCAAAAAGGTCATTAAGGGTTTAGAGAAAGCTTCTAAAACTCACAAGAAGCAAGCTGAAACGCTCAAGAAGCATGTGGCGTCTATGAAGAAGCCAAAGCCTAAGACGAAAAGTCGGAGAAGATAGATGGCAACCTATGTTAACGATCTGCGCCTGAAAGAAATTGCTACTGGTGATGAAGCAGGCACCTGGGGCACCAGTACAAATACAAATTTAGAGCTAATTGCAGAGGCATTCAGCTTTGGTACGGAA